TTTGGAGGAATAGTAGGTCTTTGAGGAGGTTGCTCATTAAATGGTTTAGGTTTGGTAGCATTGTTCACAGGGGGTTGTTCAGTGAATGGAGGGAAAGGTGCTCTAATAATTTGCTCTCTTGTGTACACATTTTGGTGTCTATCCCCTGGATTACTTCCTCTTACCTCTACTTTCAAGTGAGTAAAGTTAGCAGGCAAGTTAGTGAATGTCTTATTCCACTTAATAGTTGATAGATGCCAGTTAGGCTCATAAGCAAGCTTTTGTGTATCTGCATGCTTAGCAAGTAGAATATCCTTTTGGACTACTGAATAGTTGTTTCCTCCATCAGTAGAAGCATACACATCAAAGTACCAATCATAAGTACCACCATATTGAACATACCATCCTTGTAGTCTTCCTCCAACACCAGCCTCATAGGAGTATCCTAAGAGGTTTAATTGGATATCTACAATAGTACCCTCATTGTTTTTGGAAGTGAATCCAATACCTTGACCATAACCATTTCTGTGAGCTTCACTGAGGTCAATACCTTGGACACTACCATTAGGTGATCCACCCATAGCAACATCTAGAGGTGCACCATTACGTTGAAATGTACCCCAAGCTTCTTGCCACTTAGTAGCTCCTCCTTGTTGGTTGTTACCTGCTTCATACTCACGTTTTCTTCTTTCATAGTCAGCTTTTCTAGCATTATAAGAAGCAAGAGCAGAAGCATAGTTAGAGTTACTATTATTGTATGCTTGTAAGGCTCTTTCATATTCAGCCCTTCTAGCATTATAACCATTTAGGCTAGCCTGATAATCAGACTCAAGTCTTCTCTTCTCAGCTTCCCAATTTGATTGGTCAGGAGATGGTTTACTAGCCTGATCTGAGTTGTACACACCAATGAATCTATTGACACTTTCAATTCTATCAGCTAAGCAATGCTGTACTTCACAAACCTTTTGTGCTTTACGTTGTAAGCACTTCATACGTTTAATTATATCACAGATGATCTCAATAATGTTCTTAATCACACACCATATACGAAAGATACCATGTGTAGTGTTCTCTTTAAGTTTACACTCATCACCTGATGCAGTAACATCTCCTGCAAGCTTAATACTATCAGCAAGATCATGTTTCATCTTATCACATTCATGTGCCTTATAGAACCTAATTTTGCATCTGCAATTAGGGCAGTAATCTAGCATATAACCTCCTAGCAGTTGTCACAGTCAATAACACAGCCTTCAACTTTAGGTAGAGGTGAGTTGTTATTTACATAGGTAGCTCTCACATCACTTGATGTAGGGTCATAATCCCACTGGTCAAGTGTCTTGAATAGCAAGATATCCCCTGTGCTACCTCCTTGTGGTCTAAGGACTGTTTCTTTACCAATAGAAATAGAACCAGGTTTTTCTATAAAGCTTGATCCTGCTTGGTAAGATTTAGTCCATACAGTTCTTCCATTTGTGTCTTGGATAGAGAATGTAGCATTGTTACCATAGCTACCCCCATCACCTACATACTTAACTTGGTCAAAGTCAACTCTAGATACATGAGCTTTAACAGATCCATCCTCATTCATAGTGTACATGTGGGAAACTTTACCTGTGATAGTTCCTCTACCTACTTCTCTACCTGCATAAACCATGTTCCACACAATAGCAAAGTCACCATTTTGCTGGACAGTCACAGATGTGAAAGTATCTCCATATCCAGCAGAATTTGCAGAAGTACCTACACCCTTCATACCAAAGACTACATTTTCAAGCATCTTACCCTTAATGTGTCCCACAAGACCTGAAATTCTCTCATCTTGACACTTAGCAATAGAGCATAGCTTATCTACTTTAGACTCTAAGCACTCAAGTTTAGACAAGATATAGCACAACTGATTAATAATATTCTTTAATACACACCAAACTCCATAGAAAGCTCTTCGAATAGCATCAGGTAGGTTACACCACTCAGCCTTAAGAATAGCTCTCATCTTTGGTCTAATTTGTAGGTCATTTAGTTCTTGTAGTTTGACACAATCTCCTATACCTACATTCTCACAGTAACAATCCTTGTGTTTACAGATATCTTCCATAGTTCCTCCAAAATAAAATAGGGAGGGGATTAACCCCATCCCCTTAACCAAACAATAAGTGGTTTAAGTTCCAAGCTGATAGCCAAATTTCTCCTGAAGTTCTCAGTCTGAATTTTCTCCAATAGTAACCGCCTGAACCAACATCTCCATAGCCTGTATCGGCTGTAGCAGTTTGGTCAAACACAAAGTACTTACCTACCTCAGTGATCTGATTAGCCTGTTTAACTCCATTTTTATCTGTGATAATGATATCCTCTACAGCAATCCCATTATCAGTCCAATCCATGTCAACTGGCACAAGCTCTTTACAGTAGACTTGCCACAAACCATTAACATACTTCAAGTCATCTACACGATAAGCATGTTGCATCTTACCAGGAGCAGAAGTAGGTCTTGGTGTAGCCTTAGCAGGAGTTACATATTCAGCTCCTCTAGCCATAGACACAAGTCTATCAATATCAATACCACCAGGACATCCTGTAGCTGATACCTCACCATGCTTGATAATGTGTTGTCTATCAATAGGGATACTATAACGTTCACAGATATCTCTAATGAGTTTAGCTGAGTTTCTGTAAGTCTCTTCAGCAATTGTCCATGTAGGAGCCCCTGTGTTGTTTAAGTGCTCAATACCAATAGAGCGTTGGTTTACTGGATAGTTACCTGCGTGGTAAGCAACATAGTTCTCACCAACACAACCCCAAATTTTATCAGGTGTTACTTGATAGTGAGCAGATGTTCCATGACCTGTAGCAACATACCATGTGCTTCTAGCCACAGCATCATTAGTTGTAGCATTGTGGTGAATGACAATTCTATCAATCTTAGTTCTATTGCTATCACTGTTCATAGCATTAGGATCTACACCTGTGATAAGACCTGAATAAATTTCACCATTAATATTTTTTGTAGGTAAAGCCACTGAAGCTGTTCCTCCTTTAGTTTGATTAGACTTTTTAAGTCTGAAAGCTGTAGGGTACATAGCAGAATATGGAAGTCTACACAAGTTATGTACTCCTCCAATTCCACCTTGGTTTTGACTTAGGAAGTAACCATACTTACCATCAATGTCTCTATCAAACATAGCTACATGAGATAAAGGAGTCCATCCTTGTACCTCTCTAAAGATAGCTACATCTCCTTCTTTAAGCTGATTGATAGGGACTTCATCAAAGTACTTGAGGATACCATTAGAGGCTTTCTTTTCCCACAAGTCCTTAGCATATCCTGATCCACCTTGTGACACAGGAGTTGTATTGATTACAGGGATACCATTCTCCTTACACCATTGTGCAAAGGAGTCCCAGCATTGAAAACCATAGAAACCATCTACGTCTACACCCTTATTGTACCACTTGGACTTAAAGGTTCTGTAATCCATGATTACTCTCCTTGAGCTTCATTATATTTCTTGCTTGAGATACCTAGCACAGTACCAGTGAAGGTAGTAAGCAATGCTAAAGTACCTGTGATAGCAGTTGAGTCAAACTTGTACAAAGCTCCTAGCCCTGTAATCAAAGTGATTAAAGCTGGTGCAACTACAGTCACAAGCTTTTTGTATAAGTCATATTGTTTATTAGTTAAGTTCATTTAGTTCTCCTTATTTATTATGCTTTCTTAAAGATACCTGGGATTGATAAGATTATACGTTTGTTAAACATTTCAGGATTAGAAACTCCAAAAATTTGAACATTTCTTGAACCCTTATCAATCCACACAGAAGTGTTATTATTACCAATCCAAACTTGAGACTCTACAAGTTCAACAGGGACAGGAGCTTCAGGAGGTAGTGTTGCAATAACATCTCTCCAATTTACTTTTGAGGTTACTTTGAAGTCAATCTTGAAGATACCTACACCAGTTGAACTTGAGTAAGTAAGTGTAACTCTAGGTGAAATTGGTGCATCATGTTCACCTTCCATAACTTTAGATCTATCAGTGAAAGAACCTCTATACACTGTAAGATCAGTGGCTTTGTTTTCCTGATTTGTTAACAGGTTATCCACTTCCTTCTTAGTGTAAGTCTCAGCTTTCTTGTAGTACTTATCTAAAGCGTTGTCTAGATTCACATTATAAGTAGTTGTAGAATCTGCTTCAGTTTTAGTTACTACAACTCCTTCAGTATCACTAGTAACAATAAACTCTTTACCTACACCCACTGGGAGAGTCACAGAGTTTCCATTAGAAATGGATAGTTCATTTCCTGTGAGTGTAAGTGTTTGTTTATCACTGTCTTCTTTAGCTTCAAGGGCTGTGACTCTAGCAGTTAAAGCACTGTCATCATACACAGTATCCTTGTCTTCTTTTGCTTCTAAAGCTTTAATTCTCTCTTTGAGAGCAGTGTCATCATAAGCCATAGAGATGGTATCTTTGTCATCAAACTCTACTTCACTAGAAGTTCCATCAACCCTAGTGTACTTGAGCTTAACTTTGTTACCTTCTCTAGACACAGTAACATCACTCACAAAATTGTCTGTCTTACCCTCTAAGGCTTTAATCCTATTGAGTACTTCTGTGTCATCATAGGTAGACCCTCCCTGATTTAGACAGCTAGGGTCAATTACTATCTTTACCATTGGCAATCTCCTCTTCTACATGCCTTCTCATCTTCTCATTAAGTCCATGAATGTAATGGTTTCCACCAAGGTCATTAAAGTACTCCTTTACAAGAGGCTCAGTCATATTCCACTTCTCTTGCCAAGTAAACTCAGTAGAGTTGTAGATGTTAAGGTACTCAGAGCGTAAGCTAGAACGCTTAGCCCCCTTAGAAAGCTCCTCAAGTTTATTTCTCTTATGGTTAAGCCAAGCTACACCACAACCGCAAGCTGTGGTCACAAAGAGTGTTATTCCTGAGATCACAGCTTGGTTTTCTACAATCCTTAAGATTAATCTATCCATTTAGTTCTCCTATAAAGTTTCAACAAATGTTGAATGTAGTTTACCTTCTTTAGTAACTACCTCACCATTAGGTTTTGTAATAGTTACGGTGTAAGTGAAGATAGGATCATCATAATAAGAATGATCGCCTACATGCTTAAGCATAGTAATGTTATAAGAGTTGACCTTATACTTCTTAGAGGTATTATTTTCCCTGTTTAGGATTTCTTCTAAGGATGCTCTATAGCCCTCACTGATGGAAGGAAGGTTAGATTCAGTAATAGGTTCACCTTGTCCTCCACCAACCTTATCTGGGATATTAATAGAAAGAATAGTATCACCATCAATATTTACAACACCTAAATTAGTTTTAAGTAATTCACCATCAATATCTGCTTCAGGTACAGCAGGTTCTTCTTGAGGAGCTTCTTCTGTGTGAGGTACATTATAAGTTTGCTCTGAAACTACACCATTCAGAGTAGTTCTTACATTCAATACATAGTTAGTCTTACCACTCAATACTTCTGAACCTTTTTCATACTTAGGTCCTTCAAGCACAGCTTCCACAGTAGTTCCTTCAGGTAACTTAGCCTTCAAGTCATTGATAATCTTATCTTCAAAGGCTCTCTTATCATCATTAGATACTTCAGGAACTTCAACTACTTGACCATCTTTAGCGATAATCTTAGAGAACTTATCTTCTACTCTAGGAAGAGCCTCTAACAAGTCAATATTAGTTTCAGTAGTAGTACCAATACTCATAGGTTCAGACTGATATACTTCACCATTAGGTTTAGTAATCTTCACAACCTTAGTATATAGAGGTGCACCTGTAGCTTTATCACCTACATTATCACCAGGAATTTTATTGACTAATACTTCCACAGTATAGTCTTTAAGCTCAGGAATATCTCCTACTTTATCTGTAATCTCTTTCTTGTAAGCTTCAATATCCTCAAGAGGAGCATCACCAATCAAGGTAATAGTGTTGTTTTGATTAACATAATAATTACCTAAAGTAGTATTAGTACTTAACTTACCTGACACAATAGTATCCAACTCTTCATTAGTGAGCACAGGCTTAGGAGCTGGATCATGTTCAGGAGTAGGCTCTACTGGATTAGGCTGAGGCTTAGGCTCTTCAGGCTGAGGCTGTGGAGTAGGCTGTGGTTCCTCAGGATTAGGTGTAGGTGAAGGCTCAGGTTGAGGTTGAGGTTCTGGGGTCGGTTCAGGCTGTGGAGTTGGTGTAGGAGTAGGTTTTTCCTCTTCCTTCTTCTTATCACAGTTTAACACAATCTCAATATCATTACACTGAGGCTTCAGCATATCACAAGTTGCTTTAGGGATAGGTTTAAATCCCTCATAAGTAGGATATTCAATCCCACAAAGTTTATCTTCTTCAGCTAATTTATAAGCCATAGTAAC